CTCACTTGGCGCGCCAGATGACACATTGCCTGCGGAAATCCAAGGGGAATACGTGACTGGTGCAGTTGCCAGCCAGTTGACTTTGAATATTGCCACAGCTTCAAAGCTAACCACCACCATTGATTTTATCGGTAGAGATCACGAAACCGTAACCGGTGCGGTCGGTTTGAAAACAGGCAACCGGCCTGCGCTTGTTGAATCCGATGCATTTAACACTTCGTCCGATTTTTCACGCATCAAGCTATCGGAAGTGGTGGCAGGTAATGAAGCGCCGACGCCTTTGTTCGCGTTTGTTACGGACGCAACCATCACCATCGATAACTCAGTGAAGGCAAACAAGGCGGTGGGAGTTCTCGGTTCGTGCGGTATGACGGCAGGCACTTTTGTTGTATCTGGAAGCATGACCGCTTATTTCTCGAACGTTACAGCCATTTCGGCGGTTCGTGAAAACAAAGACGTTACTTTCGATTTCGCTATTGTGAAAGATAACGCAGGAATGGTTGTGGACATTCCGCTTATTGCATTGGGCGACGGCAAGGCAAACATCACACAAGATGAGCCGATCACCATTCCATTGTCTGCGGACGCAGCCACGGGCGCAAAAATCGATGCAAATCTGGACCATACGCTTATGTTTTGCTTTTTCGATTACTTGCCAACGGCGGCTGGTTAATTAGTTTTAAGGGGCTGAAAATTTATGTCGATGTATTCGCAATTTGCGACTGACCAAGGATTAGAAAAGAACGGGATTGTTTTGGATTATGGCCACTTTCGGGTAACCATTTCGAGGGCGGGCGGAAGTAACAAGAAGTTCTCGAGACTACTTGAAAGCAAGACCAAGCCGTATCGCAGGCAAATCCAGAATGACAGCATGGACGACACGGTTGCTGAGCGAATTTTGCGCGAAGTTTACGCGGAAACCGTTATCCAGAATTGGGAAACCCAAGAAGGGGATAAGTGGAAAAAAGGCATAGAAAGTAGGGACGGCAAGATTTTGCCATTTTGCAATCAGAACATTTACGACACGTTGACCAATTTGCCAGAATTGTTTGCGGACATTCAAGCGCAGGCAAGCAAGGCGGCATTGTTTAAACAGGCAATACAGGAAGACGACGCAAAAAACTAATTGAGGTTCTGCTTTATGCTTACCAGCACGGGCAGAACGAAGCCAACATAGTAAAGCAATGCGCGCGGGAAGGTTTACCACTTCCCAAGAGCATTCAGAATGCGCCATATCTCCACTTTGGTTTGCAGATTTATCTTAATGCGTTCTTTGAGTTATCAAGTTGCCGGATAAATTCGTTTGAAATTGGCCGTCTTAATTGGTTAATGATTGACGAATATTGCAAGCGGCAAAGGTTTGACGATGAGCAAAGCGAGGACATGCATTACTTCATCCGAAAGATGGACGATGCATACGTCGAGTACCAGCAAAGCAAACAAGGCAAGCAAAGCAAGGGGAAAAAGAAATGAGTCTTGGCGATCTGGAAAAGAAAATGGGCCGGTTGGGGGCTTGCATACAAAGGAACGCTAATCGCAGAGTGGCCGCCATGGCTATTTCTATTATTTCTCAGGAAGCCCAGGAAACCCCCGTCGACACGGGACGCGCACGCGCGAACTGGCAAGCTTCCGTCGGTTTCCCAATTTTTGAATCTATTGAAGCACAACCCCCTGGGGCAGGTGGCAGCACAGCGGGGACCAACCAGGCATTTGCCGAGGCGGAGGCGGCGGCCCGGATTTCGGACTTCAAACCAACTGACCAGAGCATCTTCATAACGCACAACCTTGACTACATTTTGCCATTGAACGAGGGCCACTCAGCACAGAACAATCCGGGCTGGATTGAACGGGCAATAAGAGACGGCGTTGCCGCAGCTAAAAACATCAAGCTAACCGAGTGCAAATAAAATGGTAACTGAAACCGTAATAATTGAGGTAAGCGAGAAGGGCGCGCGGGTTGTAAAACGCAACATCGAGGACATTGGCAAGGTTTCCAAAGAGTCGAATAAATCAGTCGATCTTTTAAAAGGTGCACTCGGCACATTAGCAGCGGCATTTTCTGTTCGGCAACTGGCCAGTCTGGTTGACCAATATACCAACCTGCAGAACCGTTTGAAGTTGGTAACGGACGGGTCCAACCAGTTAAAACAAGCAACAGACCAACTGCTCAACATATCCCAGCGCAGCCGCGCAAGCTTGACCGGCACGGTGGGTTTGTATTCCCGGCTTGCACAGGAATCCAAGCAACTAGGACTAAACCAGAACGAACTGGCAAGGATTACCGAAACAGTCAACAAAGCCATCGTGGTTTCTGGCGCTTCGACAAGTGAGGCGGCGGGTGGCTTGCGACAATTAACCCAGGGCTTGGCTTCGGGCACGTTGCGTGGCGATGAACTGAACTCGGTGCTGGAAAACTTGCCGCGCGTGGCACGTTTGATTTCAGACGAACTCGGGGTAACCGTTGGACAGTTGCGGCAAATGGGGTCCGATGGACTGATTACTTCGCAAAATTTGGTCGACGCTTTTAAAAGTGGCGCGGATATTATTGACGCCGAATTCGCCAAAACATCGTCAACCATTGAGCAAGCTTTCGGAAATTTAACTGACGGGCTTATCGTGTCAGTTGGCCGAATGAACGACGCCGCCGGGGCTTCTCAGGTTTTGGTCGGTGTTATCGACTTCTTGACCGAGAATGTTGACACATTAACAAGGGCGCTGGCCGCCGCAGGCATCGCGCTTTCGGTTCATTTCGCCGCCAAGGGTGTAGCGGTAGCAACCGCAGCGGTTAGGGCGCTCACGGTAGCCATAGCAGCCAATCCGATAGGGGCGATAGCAATCGCGGCGCTTGCGGCGGTATCAGCGTTGGTTGCGTTTAGCGATACGATTACAATCGGCTCCGACAGTCTTGCCACACTTGCCGACGTTGGGCGGGCCGCTTTTGAGGTTATCGGTCCAGCCGTTACAACGGCGCTTTCCACTATTCAGGCTTTCTTCCCCGCTGTTAGTCAGTCGATTCAAGCGATTGTCGGCGATGTTGGGTTTAGCGTTTCTGGCCTGCTTAGATTGTCGGCCTCCGCTGTTGATAAAATCGTCGGATTGTTTAAAGGGCTGGGGGATGCGATCCCGATTGCGTTTAGCAATTTGCCGCGCTCGCTTGAACTGATTTTCGTTCGCAGTTTCAACACGATACTCAAACTTAGTGCAGATGTTACCAACCAAATAATCGAAAACATCAATAAGGTCGCCGGATTTATCGGGCTTCCATTGATTGAGAAAGTAAAGGCGCTGCGGATTCCTTTATCAACTGAAGCGCTGGCGATTGGCGTAGCGATTGATGAAGCAATTAAGCGCGGGATCAATTCCCAGCAAAGCGCGTCGAAAGCTATCGAGGGCATACTTGCAAGAGCAAACGAGATAGCTGCCTCGAGACAGTTTGAAGAGCTAAATGAAAACCTGGTCGAGACTGAAACCAGCGTCCAGGCACTAACCACAGCAACCAAAGACCTGAAAGACGAAGGCGCGGAGTTCGTGGCTAAATTGCAGGAAGAATTGGATGCCATAGGCAAAACCAACGTCGAACTGCAAAAGATGGAAGCTGCAAAACTGGGTGTAAGCCGACAAGCCGACGTACTCATTGATGCAATCGAAGAGCAAACCGCAGCGCAAAAGCTTTTCGATGATGAACTAAAGCGCGGCGCTGACATTACCAGCGATACAAGCACAGCGGCGGAACAGTATGCAGTAGCCCTAGAGGAACTAGACCGACTCTATGCTAAAAACATAATTAGCGCAGAGACTTATGACCGGGCGCTTATCAAACTCGACGAAGATTTTGAAAAGTTAGGAAAGAAAACAAAGAGCGTCTTCGGCGATACCGAGCAATTCGGCATACAGGCAGCACGCAATCTGCAAACCAACTTTGCAAATTTCCTATTTAATCCTTTCGAGGATGGATTGAAGGGGATGCTCAAAGGATTCGTGGATATTTTGCGGAGAATGGCGGCAGAGGTGGTTTCTTCCAGAATTTTGGAAACGTTATTCACTTCTTTCAGCGGGGGCGGCGCTTCGGGTCTTACGCAAAGTTTTGGCGGTTTCTTTTCAAGCTTAACCGGCGGCTCAAAGGGTTCTGTATTTAGCAACAATGGTGGCGCGGGCACGGCTTTCATTGGTGGACCTAACACGGCTATCGGCGGCACAGGAACATCGGTCGGCACGGCGGGGTTTGCATCGACCGCACTGACAACCGCAGCAGCCGGTGCGATTGGGGTTGGTATTGGTCAGAGTATTGCTGGCGAGAGTCGGTTGTTCGGTGTTAATGGTACGGTGGTATCTGCGGTTAGTTCGGGACTTGGCGCGGGGATTGGCGCGATTTTTGGGCAGCCTGCCATCGGGGCCGGAATCGGTGGCGCAATTGGCGGCATCATAACCAAATTGTTTGGCCGTGGACCGCTCAAGCAAAAAGAAACCACGCTGGAACTGAATGCCACGGCGGACCAGATTGCCGGGGCACTGGTTACGCGCTTCAAGGCAAAGGGCGGTCTATTTAGTAGCAGCAAAACTGACAATGTTATCAGCGACATAAACACTGGCGAATTGCTCAACGCCTTCAACGGGTTCCGGGAAAGCGGGATAAGTGGAACGCTTAACGAATTCGCTGTGCAGGCAGGGGAGACGGCGCAGGTTATCGGTCTTTTGGCGAATACTGAAATGGCCAGGTTCAGTGAATTATTGCAAAGCACGGCAGGGCTTTTTGGCGTATCGACGGCTGGCTTGGATACTTTCTCAACCACTTTGAGGGTGGTTGGTGAATCAGGAAAGGCACTGGAAGAGGCCGACATAAACCAACTTTTTGTTGATTTGGCCGATCAAATGACTCGGGCAATTGCTCCGGCTATTGATACGTTGAGCAAGAACGGTGAGGGCGCATTCGAAACCGTGCTGCGGCTGGGTGATCAGTTTGTAACGCTGACCAGGGCGTCCAATGTCCTTGGCTTGACACTTGCGGCAGCAGAGGCGCACGTTAAATCAATGAGTTTGGCGCAGCAAACCGCAATCATTGACGCATTCGGCGGCGTTGATGAATCTTTAAAAGTTATTAACTTTTTCGCGGAAAACTTCTTAAGCGACGCGGAAAAACTCAAGATCGTAACGGAAACAGTCAATCGTGCAATAGCGGTGCTCGGCATTACGGTTGAGAATACAACCAAACAGCAGTTTGGCGAAATGCTGCGGGGATTCCTTGAAATGGGGGCTGCCGGTGCAGAAATGGCGAAAATCATGGTCGCTATCGGACCTTTGTTCTTATCCGCTCGCGCGGAGTTTGAACGATTAGCAGCGGCGGAATTGGAAGTCGCATTTGGGGCAGTGGCAGCCGCAAACGGGCTAAATGCCGTCGCCGGTGGGCTGGTTAATGTTGCACTCCAAGCCGCTAACGCCGCCGCCGCCCAACGGACTACGATTGAAAGCTTGCGTGCTAACGTGGCCAGCGCAAAAGAAAGCCTGACATCGGTTCAGCAGCGGCAATTTGACGCACAAAGAAGCGTGCAAGACCGGCAAGCCCAAAACGATATCCGGGAAGCCGAGGATACACGCAGGAAAGACACAAAAGAAGCACAGCAAGCAAATAGCGAACAAATATCCAGTCTGCAAGATTCAGCGAGCACATTTCGTGAGGCGGTTTCTAAATTCGACAACGCAGCGCGCCGGATTGCTGACTTTAATGACAAGCTAAGCCTGGGCGATTTATCGCCACTAACGCCAAAAGAAAAACTGGACGAAGCGCGGGCGCTCTTTAACCGCACTCGGACAGCCGCTTTTGGTGGCGACGCAGGGGCGCTCGAGAAATTACCGGATGCCGCGACCGAATTTTTGCGCGCTTCCCAGGTTGCCAATGCGTCGAATGCTACTTTTGTGAGTGACTTCAATCTTGTAAAAGATGTTTTGAAAGACGCGGAAGGCATTGCCATCAATGAGCGAGACATTGCCGCCGACCAGCTTTTGGGCATCGAATCACAAATAACCGAACTGCAAAGAGCGAACCAGAACCTAAGCGATATCGCTCAAGCTTCTCAGTCATTCAACAGCGGTCTGCAGGATGTCGGCTTTGGCATTGATGGTGTCAGCGCGAATTTGGGCGGCGTCGATGCTAGTGTTCTCGAAGTTGAGAAAGCAACAGCCAGGGTGGAGGCGGCGGTTCGGGAGTTGACAATAGCGACACTAACCGGACCCGGCAACCCGTTAATCAGTGACGCGGCGATTCGTTCGGTTGTCTTCGACAATACCAGGACCGTCCAAGAAATGGTGGACCTTGCCGTCGAGTTCGGCGTATCGGTTCAGCAAGTCGCCGGGGCCACGGGAATCAGTATTGCGGCAATTAACAAATCAATCGAAGGGCTGGCAGTAACGAACCAGGCGATAAGGGACTTTGTTTTTGCCCCAGGGCGCACGCCGCGCCAAATATACGATGCCGCAACGGCAAACGGCATCACGTCAACCCGGCTCTCGGCCACCACAGGCATTCCGCTTCAAGAGATAAACAACTTCATACGGGATAACAACCTGCAATCGTTCGCCGTTGGCACAGACAGGGTCATGAGCGACGGCATTGCTATGTTGCACAGGGATGAGGCGGTGGTTCCAAGTTCGGTTCCAGGCGAGATTGTGGCACTCAGATCAGAAATAGCCAAGATGATAGAGACCCAGAACCGAAACACGGAGCGGGTTGTTGAGGCGACTTTTATTGCAGCCAGACAAAACGCGCAAGCAGTCAGTCAATCGCACGTGAAGGTTGAAAAGCAGAAAGGATTCAAGAGCCGATCAGTTGGGGGGCTTCGTTAATGGCGCTAACTGCAGAACAGTTTGCCGCTTGGCTGAAGTCTAATGACGCCGCGTTTTGTTTGCTGGCTGACATGGGCGTAAAGACGGACTCGGGAGAAGAAACCCGGTACGTGTCTTCATTGCCGTTTGAGGATTCCGGCACGGTCTATTTGCCCGTTTTAGATCCGTCTTCGGTGAACTATGACGTGAACTTTACCAACGGGCGGTTCCTGACAATTGGCAACATTAGCCTGTTCAATCTGGACGGCTATCTGGACGGCTGGCTTGATGATATTTGGACCAACCGCGCCATCGATATTTTCTTTGGCGATTCCCGCTGGCCCAAGGCGGATTTTATCCAGTTGCTTGCTGGCACGATCCGCGACATCGACAGCCAAGACAACGAAACCATTGACCTGGTCTTCAAAGACAAGCTGGAACGCTTGAACATGGCGCTATCAGATGCCAAGCTTGGCGGCGCAACCAACAACAAAGACCGGCTTATTCCTTGGCTATTTGGCGAAGGGCACAACATCGCGCCGTTGTTTTCAGACCCTACAACGCTTGAGCACACAATAAACAATGGGGTGATTGAAAGAATCATCGAGGTGAGAGACAACGGGCAACCAGTAAGCACAACCGATGACTTAGCCAATGGGCGTTTTGAACTTAATCAGCAGTCTTTCGGCAAAGTGACGGTCGACGCCCAGGGCGACAAGAATGGCGGCGTTTACCGGAAAACAATCGCCGACATTATCGAACGGATTGTGACCGGCTTTGGTTTGGCCGCCAATCGTTTCAGCGCGGGCGATATTGATTCCGCGAACTTCAGCGCATTTAACACCGCAAACCAGCAGCCAATTGGTTTTTATGCCGAATCAAAAGAGAATATACTCAATCTAATCAATGATATAGCGGATAGCGTTGGCGCCAAGCCCATTATAACGCCGCTGGGTAAATTGCAACTTTTTCAACTGACTTTGCCGCCGCCAAGCATAGCAAGAACGATCACAACCAAAGACATAGAAGACGATACCCTGCACATTGTAAGCAGAACCGAGGTACGGGGTGCAGTGCAGATTGGCTACGCGATCAACTGGCAAGTACAAAAGAACCTGGAAACGGTAATCCCTGAAAAGCACAAAGAGACCTTTGAGCGGGAGTATTACACGGTCGTAGCAGAAAACGCCACAACCAAGGCGGACTACCGGCTTGATGCTGAACCCACGCAAAGAGATACATACCTGCTAAAAGAGGCGGACGCACTTGCGGAGGCAAACCGCGAACTGGTCTTTGTGGAGGTTCCCCGCGTGACCTATGGTTTCACAGGCTTGAGCACGTTATTCGATTTGGAATTCGGGCAAGGCGTAATCCTGGAGCACCCACGTTTTGGTTTGGATAGTGGGAAAGAGGGGGTGGTGGTGAGAATTGCGCCAGATTTTGACAGCATGACGACGGAAGTCGAGGTGATTATCTAATGGCAACGATTGAAAACCCGCGCATTGCCTATTTGCAATCTGAATCGCCACGGACCTTGCCGGTTGAGTTATCCACGGACTACACAATCGCAGGCGAAGTTATCGGGAATGTATCCGGCACGGTGAACAATACCGCAGCGACTACGATTGATTTGGGCGCATTGCGATCTATTGATATATGGGACGGGGTTGGTGCTATTGGGTTTGGCACGACTATCGGTGGGCAACCAACCGGCGCTACTTTTAATACCAACCTTTCCCTATCTTCGAGCGGCCAGTTGACCAACTCAGGCGGCGGCACGTCGAATCTCGGGACTGTGACGGCGTTACCTTATGGAAACGTAACAGGACCAAAACCGCCATTGGATGCAGATGCAACACAAGACATTTTAGAAAGTGCGTCCACTTCAATCGTTATCAATAGCGGCTCCCTTTTCAATATTTATGGCTCCGGCAGCGCGGGGGTCTTTATTGGTGCGGGAGGCTTGTTTGGACGCAACTCAGGTGGCGCGACGACCTTTTCAATTCAAGCAAGTAGCGGCGATGTTACTTATGCGGGGGACATTACCGGCGGCGCGAATATCGATATCAGTGGGCAGGCGCGATTCAATGGCAGCGTGTCGTCTGGGGGGAGTATTTATGCAGGGGTTTTCAATAACTCCCTGAATTCATTGTCCGGGGTGTTGGGCTATGGGGGTGGTGGTATCGGTGTTACGGGCACAAGTAGTAGCGTTGGCGTAAATGGCATTTCAACCGGTGGCAGTACGGGCGTGTGGGGCGTGGGTCAAATTGGCGTTTATGGTCAAGGGGTTGGAAGCGGCACTGGTGTTAGGTGCACCACAGGCGGCGGCGGCATCGCACTGGACGTGGTTGGCACCATGCGGATCACTACCCAAACCGTTTCCAACCTTACAGCAGGCAACGCATTAAGTGCCAACAGCGCATCATTTGCAACAACTGCCGGAAATGCAAATGCGTTGGGCGGTGTTGATGATTCTAATTGGTGTCGTGGGATTCTTACTAACTCAGGAACGGCTAATGCGTCAGGCTATGGGTTCAGTTTAACCTCAACGGTTGCGGGTGTAAGAACAAGGGTAACAAGCGCAAATAATATCGTGATTGAGTCATTTTCGGACCCGCGTGGCAAATATGCGATAAAGAGCGAAACCTACGGGCTGGATTTTGTGCGCTTAATGAAGCCGATTGTTTACATGGACGAATATATGCCCGGCGTTTGGAAACACGGGTTCAGTGCGCATGATATGCGCGATATAGTGAAAGACAAAAACGACGCGCTTGCTTACCAACACGGCGACGGCATGGTTGGCACGGATTATATGTGCACGCCGAGTGTTCTTGTAAAAGCGATTCAGGATTTAGACGAGGGGCTTATTCGAGCGCAGGAAACAATCAAGAAATACAAACAAGAAATGGAAACAATACGCGCTGAATTAGTGAATTTACGCAAGCAGATATAATTATTTTTTACCGGATAAAAGGGTCAACCAATGGCGATAACTCGAGCAGAAAACCAAGTCACGTGGCCAACAGCCGCGAACAGTAAATCGGTGGCAAGTGGCGCTAGTGAGACAAGCGAAGAAGTCAACCTGGACGCGGCATGCGTGAATGCACGTATAACGATGAAAGCCGACAACAGCACAACCGCCGCCGCCGATGACCAGATTTATTTTTGGCTGGTCGAGACTTCAGGCGACCCGGATGGAACAGGCGCTGACGAGTTTGGCACGTCGGGACATGCGCATTTGTTGGCAATCCTGGATACCAATATTGAAGACCCGGCCATCAAAACCGTCAACCTGCCATTACCGCAAGACGGTTTGAAAATTATCGCCGAAGGGGCAACCGCAGGCACAACAAACTCAATAACGGTTTCCGCTACGATCACAGAACAAAGAGCATAAAAAATGGCTTTCCGATCATCAACCGGAAATTACTACTCCCTGGCAGATCACCCGGATTTCGTTATTCCAAACGGAAATTGGACGTGCCTTAATGTTATCTACCCAACGGACACAACAACCGGGCAGGATATTTTCAGCACGGCGGAGTGGGGAACTGCGCAGTCGTTTAACACGTACATTTTCGGGGGCGAGTTTGGCGTAAAGGTTCATACTTTGACCGAACCTCTTGTAACTTCGGTTGTTGCAAATCAGTGGACACTAACAGCCGCACGGCGGTCGGGTTCGAACTTTGCCATGCATAGCATCCCGCTTGGTGGCCATACGGTTTCAAGTAGCTCGAATACCGCGATAAGCGCGTCATATAACGCAGCCAACACGATCACTATCGGGCGGCGATCAGATGATGGGACAAACCCGTTTCTAGGCAGAATTTCGGACATTATATGGATTCCCGGCCATGCGGTTTCTAATGGGGATTTGGAGTTAATTGCAAACGGTTTCCCGATCTGGTGCTTCGATTGGGCAGAAAAGATTAGGCTGCATTTTTGGACGCCAACCGCGAACAATAAATATGTAATGGATTTGAGCGGGAACCATTTGTGCACGGCAACCGGCACAACCTTCCTGCAGGGCGTTAATGAAGTCGACCCGCCGCAGATAAAAAGA